GATCCAGATACAATGTTTGCAATATTAGCTTCAGCACTAGCTACATTGCTAGATACTGTATTAATATTAGAGCTAAGCACTGTATAAGTGATATAGTCATTTGCATAGGCTATTGCCTCGCGAAGGTTGTCTACGTTGGCGCGTTTAGTCTCTACTGCGCTAGTATCCACTACCACAAAAAGATCATCGCCGGAAAAGTCTCCGGCGGCAAGTGCAGTTAGTTGGGAAATTTTTACGTTTGACATATGTTATCTCTCTTTATCTATTGCAGATGATAAATCTTGACATATAAAGTACAGTTTGTCAAAATGTATTATTTAAAATTCAATAGATTAGTTAAATACGATCTGCTCTGTTTCTAAGAACAGATCGGCGTCTTGTTCAGTTGATACACGTTTATTATCATCAGTTAGTATTGTGCTACCAGTAAAAAACTGTTCAACAGAGAGTAGCCGTGTAATATCTTGTTCTGTAGCAAGAATTAATAGATCTTCAGTGCTCAGCTGAATAGTAGGTAAGTCAACGATGCCTAGCTGGCGCCGTTTTAAAGCTGTGATGGAAAGGAATAAACGAGAAACATGTAAAGACATGTTTACTGCCTTTCACTAATATATAAAATTCCTGAACTAGTAGAAACTACAGAAAGGTGTTTAGTGCTATTAGCAGGTACTAGATCTGCGGCTAGAGCTAAATCAAATACAAAACCTAGAGGAACAAAGTGTGAGTTAGCAGTGTTAGCTATCACACTGTTGTTACCAATTTCAATAAAGCAATCTACAGTACTGTATATAGTGATTACACGAGTACTGGGATGAAATGCTGAGCTTAAGGCTGGAGTAGAAGAAACAGCAACTTGCTGACCGCTATTCGGACGAAGTCCGAGAACTGGGATTGGAGAATTAGCGTCATCACGAGGTTGTTTACTCATTCTAGAAGATCCTTCATTAAGCGATCATAGTTATTAATCTGTACTGCTACAGCTGGACCTTTGTTAGAAGGCTTGAGCGTATCTTCTACTTCTGCAAGATGTTTCATCCAGTCTAATAAATCTTTCTTAGAGTAGATACCTGTTTCAGCAGCTTCTTGTACTTTTTGATCAATCACTCGATTGATTAGCGCAATGCGACGAACACGGTTAAGATATCCTTGAGTAGCAAATACATTATCAATGTATGACTTTACTTCTCGCTTTTCTACTACTGATGTAACTCTATCAGGAGAGATTCCATATTCGTCAGCAATAGTATCTATTGACTTACCAGAAAGGTAGTCATTAGCAATCGCAAGAACTACTGGATCTAGAGGCGGAGCTTCTAGAACTTTGTTTAGCGCATCAACAGTAGTTGATGGAGATATTATATCTTGTTTCATTGTCTATCTACACTTATAATTTAAATATCGTATGCCCATACACCAGGATAACCCTGATCTACAATATACATTCTAGTACCGTCAGGCTTAAAAAATAGGCCTTGTGGAGCAGGAGCTTGAGTAGCTACACTAAAGGTTAGTACATAGTTAGCAGTGGCTACGTTCCAAGCACTACTCAGATTATATTCACTTACGCTATCTGTAGAAAGGTCTACCGTGTACATTTTAGTGCCATCAGGCTTAAAAAAGACAGCTTGAGGGGAGGTAGCTTGAGCAGCTACGCTAAAGTTTTGTACATAGCTAGCAGTAGCTATATTCCAAGCGGTGCTGAGATCATACTCATTTATATCATCTCCAGTAGTGCCTGTAACGTACATTTTATCGCCCTCAGGTTTAAAGAATATGCCTTGTGGGTTTGCCTCTTGAGCAGCTATGCTAACGTTTTGTGCATAGCTAGCAGTAGCTATATTCCAGGCACTGCTGAGATCATACTCATTTACATCATCTCCAGTAGTGCCTGTAACATACATTTTAGTACCGTCAGGTTTAAAAAATATGTCTCGAGGAGCAGTCTCTTGAGCAGCTACACTAACGTTTTGTACATAGCTAGCACTTGCAACGTCCCAAGCAATGCTGAGGCTGTACTCATTTACATCATCTCCAGTAGTGCCTATAACATACATTTTATCGCCGTCAGGTTTAAAGAATATACCTGATGGGGCCGTCTCTTGAGCACTTACATCAAAGTAATTTTGTGTTGGTACTACATAGCTAGCAGTAGCTATATTCCATGCAGTACTCAAGTCATATTCATTTACCTCATCTCCAGTAGAGCCTAGAACATACATTTTATCGCCCTCAGGCTTAAAGAATACGCTTTGTGGATTAAAATCTTCATTAAGTAGACTAAAGTTTTGTACGTAGCTAGCACTAGCTACATTCCAGGCAGTGCTTAGGTCGTACTCATTTAGATTACGTGACCCAACGCCTGTAACATACATTTTAGTGCCGTCAGGCTTGAAGTGTACGTCAGTCGGGATTGTATCTTGAGTAGCTACGCTAAAGTTTTGTACGTAGCTAGCAGTGGCCACGTTCCAAGCGGTGCTGAGATCATACTCATTTATATCATCTCCTGTTGAGCCTGTAACGTACATTTTATCGCCGTCAGGACTAAAAAAGAGACCACTTGGAGCAGTCTCTTGAGCAGCTATGCTAAAGGTTCGCACGTAGCTAGCAGTAGCTACATTCCAGGCGTTACTCAGGCTGTACTCATTTACATCATCTCCAGTAGAGCCTATAACATACATTTTATCGCCGTCAGTTTTAAAGAAGATGGCTGATAAAACTGCCTCTTGAGCAGCTATGCTAACGTTTTGTACATAGCTGGCGCTAACAACACTCCAGGCGGTGCTAAGATCGTACTCATTTATATCGTCTCCCGTAGAGCCTGCAACATACATTTTAGTGCCATCAGGTTTAAAGAACATGCCTGCTGGAGCACTCTCTTGAGCACTTACCTTAAAAGTACCATGGCTAATTCCATTAAAGGTAGCATAAGCTAAATCCCAAGCATTGCCGGGTACTACTGATAGCTGTATTCCCGCTCCAAAACGAATTCCAGGTCCAATAATCATTGTTCTATCCTATACAGTATTTCTAGAGTTAAGTCTACCAACCCATAAGGGCTCATGATTCCTTCATCAGTTCGTATACTAGTTACACGACACTCATCCGCTAGATTAAGATGCTGCTTTGCAAAAGTTTGAACGGCTGTTTCAATTAGCCTAGCTGTTTGCTCAACATCATTTAATGTATCACTGTATACGTACGCACGCATTTCACAAGTTATCACCGCTAGTCTCACTCCGTGAGAGACATGTGTACGAGTTTCAAGTTGCGGATGTATGTAAAAACTAGGAAATGAATTTATTTCGTGTAAAAATTTAATTCCACGAGTTCCACTAATTTCAGTAAATTGAGCAATATGGTTAACTAGCGCAACTATAATATCAGTACGGCGTGACATATTGCATCTCCACTTCTAAATCGCAAACTCCATAAGGACTTAGCAAACCTTCATCAGTAGCTACAGTTAGCACTCGAGCACTTTCTACATAGTCTAAACGATTCTCTCGTGCAATCTGAAACAGCTGTTCGGTCACTAAGAACTGTAGATCTTCAGTTAAGATCAACCCAGCCTCAACTATAATACCAGCGGTAGCAGCCCTAGGAAAAGTACTAGTTAGCTGTTCTATTTGTCTAGCTAACTGTTCTGAGTCTGCAATAGACGTTTCTTCTGAACTGCGTACATATCCGCGAACTAGTAGATTTATAGTTCTAATCTTTTCATCAGACAACTGATAAGAAATGCCTAGAGTAGGACGCAGCACTGCAATAGCAGGAAACGAGTTAACATCATCTATAAAGCCATCTGACGCACTACACTGTGCTATAGAATTAACTAGATGATCTGTGTAGGCAGCTTGAAAACGACTTAACATTACGGAACCAACAATAATTTAGTAAGCCCAGAAGGTACAGCTGCTGTATTGCTTCCGCCGTATGGATTTGCGTTAGCTTCTGCTGTGAGTTCTGATGTAGGCACGGTGAACGTACCAGTATACACTGCAAGACCTTTGATCCAGCGTAGGTTAGTTAAATTTCCTACTAGTCCTGCATTATCAGCAGGTGTGAGTGTGTTTCCTATGGTCAGCGATGTAGTGTTGTCTGTGATGTTGTTAGTGTCAGCGATCTGACTACCCAACTGTGTTCCATTCTTGTACACTCGGGTCACACCGCTAGCACGCACTACAGCCCAATGTATCCACGCATCTTGTGTACTGGCACTCGACGAGCTATAACGGAAAGAGTTGTTGGCCCAATAGTAGAAAGTACCAGACTCAATGCTTACACCTATCTTAATGGTAGGAAAGTTACCAACTGAAAAAATGCGTTGAAACTGAGGAACAGTTAAACTGCTTTGACGGCTAAACCACTCAACAGTAAAATCTTCAGTTCCCACAGCCCAAGCATCACTGCCGGCATACGTTATCACTCCAGTTGAACTTCCGTTGAATAGATAGGAGCTACCACCAACGCCAAACGGACTTTCCTCAACAATGCTAACTCCTGCTCCTACAGTTGACGTAGGATTAGTAAAGATAGACAGGGTGCGCGCAGCTATGCTACGACGTTTCACCGCTGAGTCCAATATGCAAGAGTTACTGTTACATTAGTTTCTGTATTGCCAGTAACTGTAGGCTGCCAATAAATGTATGGCTCTAACACACTGTATCCAGCGTTCGCGCTTACGCTAATTGTAGCTTGTTTCATATCAGTTGCAGCAACATATGCTACGTTAGAAAGAGATCCTTGAATAGTGGCAGTAGCGTTGCCCCAAGCTCCTTCAAATTGCACAGCCATTAAATCAGGTCTGCTGCGCACCGTGTGAGGGGAATTCATCTCATTAGCTGTTATGTTGCTCCATGTTACAATTACGTGGTCATCAGTTTGAATATATTTTGGGTTAGCCATAATAACTCCTTTATACTGATTGTAGGTGATTATGTTGCGGGTGTCCAATTTTATTTTTATAAGACAATGTACAGTTATACAGTTTAGAACGTAGTTCTTTAGGTGAGCAGCGCCTGCCTATTAAATAGGAACAGAAGTTTCTCCTGAAAATTCACAAAAACTCCTTGTAGAGTTCGTTTGGAGGTGCGCTTATATAATTTTCAAGTGCAAGTGTCAAAAACCGCCCCCTATTTATAGATAAAAACCAATGAGATATCGGCCCCCTCAGAGAGGCCGGTATGGCTTGGCGATTGCAGCTGATTTGCAATACTTCGCCCAGTAGGCGCGGCGGCTTTCGACGGTGGCGCGGCTTTCGGTATAGGTAGCGAACGCAGCGAACGCCACCTTAGCAGTCCCCTGAAGGCGGTTGCAGCGACCGCAGAGACGCACAAAATTTTCGGGAACCATTGCGCCGCCGTTGGCTTCCGCGATCAGGTGGCCGCACTCGTCGGCATCCCAAGTGCCACATGCCGCGCAGCAGTCAAAACGCGCGAAGGTGGCGGTGCGGATCGAGGCGGGGATGCGGGCTTTGGTGGTCATGTCGGTGGTCCTTTCCGTTTCCATAACTAAGATATAAGGCTTGCCAATGTGTTTGACAAGGGGTCTCGTGCGTTATTTTATTGCGCTTTTTGCTCGATGCACGCAACAATCTTGCGTTCACGTTTTGTTCACGTTTTGTTCTTCGATCGAGGCCGAACGAGGCCGATCGAGGCCGATCGAGGCCGAACGAGGCCGATCGAGGCCGATCGAGGCCGAACGAGGCCGATCGAGGCCGAACGAGGCCGATCGAGGCCGATCGAGGCCGAACGAGGCCGATCGAGGCCGATCGAGGCCGATCGAGGCAGAGCAAAAAAATACAAAAAATTGCAAATAGGGGCTTGAAAGATGCAATGGCAAAGCTTATATCTAGGTCATGGGAAGGCAATAACGCAGATCCCGACGCCTAGGAGGCCCGCCATGACCACGATCACCCTCAACGGTTTCATTGCCCGCGAAACGGAAAAGGCCGTCGCGTTTCTCGCGACCGCCGCGACCGCCAAGCCGCTGTGGATCCCCCGCGCTAAGATCGCGGCGATCGTTGAAGCGGACGCGCTATCGGCATCGGTTCAACTAGCAGGCGAAGGGATCGCGCGCCTAGCGGTTCCGGTGTCGGTCGAGATTGACGCGGCGTTTGCCGCCAAGGTGGGGGCGGCCTAGCCCCCACGCTGCAGCGCAGCAAATCATGCTGCGCTGCAGCATGCGCCAGTTTAACAGATTCTCAAGCAGGGTCAAGCGCAAAAAAAATTTATTTTTTTGTATTTTTCTCTTGAAAGTCCTGTCGGCAAAGCCTATATATAACTCATGGGAAGGCAATAACGCAGATCCCAACGCCTAGGAGGCACCCGCCATGACCACCCTCGCTTTCACCCTCGAAATGACCCCGCGCGTTGACGGCGCGCGCGTTTCGCTTGTTAAAAACAAGCGCAATGACGGCGTTGTGATCGGATATGAGGTTGTCCGCAATGACGCCAACGGCGTTGACGAAACCCTCTTTCGCGGAATCTCGGAAATGTCCGCCCGTATGTGGTTCAATCACTTTGCCAAATAAGGCAACAAAAACAAAGGGTTAGCTAGGGCGGCGCGAGCCGCCCTAAGCTTTTGATTTCACACGATTTTTTGCGATAGCGGGAACGAACCGTGAACACGCCAACCGCAAAAAAAGATGAAAAAACTGCATTTTGCCTATTGTAGTGTAGTCGAATCCATGTTAAGCTGGGGGTGATGCGCCAGCGGAACGAACTGGGAACGCGCCAGAATTTTACCACGGTTTCTAGGTCGTGGTCAATAGGAAAAACGTGTCTGCGCAAAAAAGTTTTTTAGTCTAATCGCATTTTTTCTCTTGAAAGCTGCCCTGTCTGCCCCTATATTCTATGTATAGGCAAGAGGAAAGGGATCCACGCCATGTTTGCATACTGTGACCGCATCGCCCACGACATCCGCGACGCCTTGCGCGGGTCGTGGCTTGAGACTGTGAGCAACGTCCGCTATGACCTGCATCCGGTCGGTAAGTATATGATTTCAACCAAGA